ACGTGGAAGTCAGTCGAAGTTCCAGTGTAGTCAGAACCGGTAAAACCGGAGTTGGCTTCCACATTCACATAAGGAGCGGCGAAAGCAGGTGCAGCCATCAGAGCGACAGCGGGGAGGATAGCAAGAGTTTTCATTTGAATCGTTTTAGGTAGTCGTATGAGTATTGTTCCCGTCTACCAAAGATCCCCCAACCTAACCAGTAGGAAGCAGAATTCATGTAAAAGGGAACGGGTTGATGAGGAGTACGGAACTCACTCAGTTCAGCACGGAATTGTCCTTCGTTAATCATGTACCGTACTTGGCCTTCAAGACTAGAAGGGTCGCAAGAATAACGGCGACAAAATGAACCAAGTCCATCGTAGCGTTTCTGAGTTGTCCATTGGATAAGACCATACCCTCCTCGAAGGCATTGGTCGTAAGGAAGTATAGCACCTCCTTCACAGACGTTGGAGCGGAAACCAGATTCTTGTTTGATGTTGCCCATGATCACAGCCAGGGCAGTCTTGTCTTTGATCTCCGCTTTTACTTGGAGTTGTTCCAGAACATACTGCTCTTGGACGTTGCAATCAGGGCACTCAATCATTTCTTCTTAGTTCCTTTTTTAACGCAATTGTTTACACGGGTACCACCTTTAACCTTGGTACCACGTTTTTCATAACCCTTCCAGCAGGAAGCGTCGAGACGTTGTTTAGTCTCCTTCTTTTTAGCTGGCATAATATCAAGCTTTAGGTTTACGTTTCTTCTTGTTTTGAGCAAGAGGAAGTTGAGGTCCAGTTCTTTTCAGAAAGACATCCTTTTCATTAGGGTTGTCAGTACTTTTACCTTTGTTGTAAATCTTCTGCTTTTTTTGAGCATCCTTGTGACCAGGACCAATTTCAAAAGAGGTCCCGATCATCAAAGAATCTTTGTTAGATTTCTTTTTTGGGGTACGCATTACCAAATACCGGGAATGATCTGTCCGGTCAGAGCATAAGAACCAAGAGCAGCCATAACGCCAAGCATAGCGAGACGGCCATTAAGGAGCTCAGCTCGCTCATTGTGGGGGACACCGTAAGGATGGTCAGTCATTAGTAATTAAGATCCGATCGTTCAAGTTTAGCAAAGACATCCTGCCGATAAGCAGGGTCTCGATCATAGCGTGGGTCAGACATAGCTGCAACCACTTCAGCTTGACTACGGAAAACATCCTGCTGAGTCTGAGCAGGTTTGCCAGACAGCATACGTCCTTCGTAACCGTTGGCTTCTTGGAAAGCAGCTTGCATACCAACCACAGCGAGTTTGATCATATCAGGATCGCCAACATTAATCAAGTTGTCGAAAGCCTGAACAAAATTTTCTGGCATATTTTCAGCCGCCCAACCAACCAAGCCATTGTATTGTTCTTCACCACCGACAAAGTTCTGAATGTCAGAAACTTGTTCTGCAGTAAAGTCTTCTACTTGAGCAGGGTTAGATTGGATTTGCATGTAAGCTTCAAGGAGATCCTTGCTATCCATCTGGGATAGTTTTTCAAAGGTCTCCTCACTCAGCTTACCTTCTTGAGCATATTCTTGAGAGGCTTCGTTAAGAAGATCAACTAGAGGATCAGCATCAATAGGCTGTTCTTCTACTTCTTCTTCCCGCCGCCGCCCTTGTGGGTCTTCTTCCCGCAAGCCATCGTTAGATTCTCCTAGTTTCTTTTGAAGTTCAATGTAAGCTTTTTCCAGTTCTTCAGCTGACTCGTATTTACCAGCCAGCATCCGGCTTTCTTCTTGAGCACGTTGCTCGCCAATAGCTAGAGCTTCTTGCTCAGCTTCATTCAGTTCCGGTTGATCCGCTGGAGTCGGATCGTAAGTTAGAATTGCCATTTACAGTAGTTACTTGAAGGTTACCAAGGCCAACAGTTTTTACATAGTTGGGTGAACGACCGATGGTAGGGGTGCCTACCTTCATACGTGGTGCATAACGATTACCGTCTTCAGTGTACGGGTCTTCGCCAAGCGTCATTTTAGGTGTGAGTTTCTTTTCACTCACGGGATTAGGTTCAGGTGTCTCAATTGTAAGAGGCACCTTTTCATTTGTAATTTCTTGAGCGGGCTTAGCGGTACGCTTTGGCTCGGGAACACTAGGCTTCCGGCGGGGCTTCCGCTGCGGGGTTGGATCCGTCATCTACTTGTCGCATCATTTCAGGGTTTTTTGTCGGGTCCATCATAGGAGACGATGCAAACTGACCAGCTTGCTTAAGAAGCTCTTGTTGCTGCATCATCTGTTGTTGTTGCTGCATCTCACCTTGGAGTTGCTGCTGTGTCTTAACAAGACCCAACGTCTCGATACCTTGTGCAGTAGCCAAACGTTTGATAACTTCTGCAGGATCGATGTATTTTGCAATTGCTTCTGGACCCATGGTCTGAGCAACTGTTTGCAGGAATGCAGTCAAAGACTCACGATCTTGACCACGACCCAAAGCATTAACGCCCGCCACAATTTGTGGACGGACAAGATCTTTGGGAAGTTTAGGAACCTGATTACTACGTTGCAGAACAAACATAGTACGGTTCAGATAGGGAACCAGGAACTCAACAGTCAGCAGAGAAAATAGTCCACCAAGCTGTTGTTCCAATTCGAGTTGTGTGAGGCGAACCTCTTCTGCTGTAGTGCGCTCAGACTGACGAACAGTCAAAACAAGAAACGCTTCAGAAAGACGTTGCACCAAACTGTTAGACATTTCTGAGGCAGTACGGAAGTCAGCAGTTTTACCTACTTGAACAACCTGTACATCTTCAGGTCTGCCTTGTACAATAGCACCATTGCCAGCGTTAGCAAGCGTAGCAGGTTTAGTAGTACTGCTTGGTGATACCAAGAATACAACTTTAGCTGCAACACTGCTGCCTTCAATTAGTGCTTGGCTCAAAGAATCGAGGGAGCGCAAGTCTCCAAGGAATTCTTCGACCCTACCTCGACCGTAGTCTTCACCGTCCACAGTATTGAATCTGAGAACGAGCCATGGAGAAACATTTTTAGGTGCGGTGCTTCGGCTACCAGGAATGATTTTGTCATCTACTTCCTGATGCCATACCCAACGACCTGATCCTTCTTCCAGTCGGACGTAGGTGTATACCTCAACGTCATCCTCTTTCCCGTTTGTACCTGAGCCAGAGTTACCACCAGCTTGGTTTGGTTTAGGTAGGGGTATATTAAGAAGCTCACGGGAAATCAGCTCCTTGGTCACGATCTCAAGAACGTTACCGTCACCATCACGGTTTACAACAAACCGATTCAGTGGGTACATCTTGATACCATTCTTGCCCATAAACAAAAGGGCATTACCACCAACAATCAAATGCTTGATTGCTTCGTGGATAACAACACGGTCGTTGGATGCATTAATAACATCCATGATCATGCGTTCAATTTTACCGAAGCTTTCTTCAAGTTCAGTCTTAATCTCAGGAGGAAGTTCCTCACCAAGCTTTTCATCCCGCACTTGTAGTTTAAAAAACGGGGTCATCGGAGGTAGAAGGGCAAGCATAAGTTTACTTGCCAACGTTACTACCGACTTAGCTCCAACTGATTGCCATGGAGTTACAAGAGTTTTATGGTTCTCTTTGTAACCCTCATCACGACGAATCAAATAAGGAAGAGTAAGACGTGAACACTCGTAAGCTACGTCGAGAAAATTGTTTCTTACAGAAGTAAGTTTCTCATACCGAGCACGGGCGTTCTTCACAGGTTAATGCCTCCGCTAGGATAATTGCCGCCTGAAGCCATGCTGACACCAGTAGACAAGCTTTGACGAAGAGGTGTAGCACCCATAGTCTTTTTCTTTCTAGTAGCACCGAGACGTACAGAAGCAGAAGAAGTTTCGTCAGTCAAAGGTTTAAATGTACGCACCACAGGTTCAGGAGGTGCGATTTGTTTTGAAACAGGTTGTGTAAAATTAATAGTGGGAGCAGCTGGTGCGCCGCCTCCACCGCCACCAAAACACATTAGCTTTCATCCATTTTGTTTTGAATCCACTCGACAATGGAGCGTTGACCTGCTTGATACATGATCTGCTCCATAGTCATAGAGGGGGTTGGGTTGAGAGGTGGAAAGGTGTCAAATAGTTCTTGAAGTAGGGACGAGGTTGTCATCCCCTTCACTTCAAGCATACTGAGGGAGGTTGGGGTTTGCATGTTCAAAGAAGGCAGGCATCCGAGCTCTCTTGGTGTCAGAAAGTTCAGGAGCTTTGCCTTGATACATTAGGTTGTCGCTGGAATCCAGCCAAAATTTTTTGTCCAAATATTTATTGGTAGTATTTCTACCTAGTGGCTCCATAACCCAGTTGATGGTAGCCTTACGCAGTTTGTCAAGAGAAGGGCTGTAATTCAGACCCATTTCAGTGCAGACAAGAGTGTTGGTAGAAACATGGACCTGTTCATCACGGCTGATGTCAGCACTCACTGTTCGGAGTCCAGCGTCACCGTTGAAACGGAAAAAGGGGAGGAGCACAAAGAAAATCGCACGCTCGGCAACCAACGCTTTGAGCAGCGTGTGATCTGGATGCGTAACCCAAGCTTCTCGTAGCCTTTGGGCTTCCGCCTCAGCTTTCGGATCAGTGCCGATAGCGTTGGCGATGTAACCCAGCGCGAGGTCGTGATTCTCCTCGTCCTTGATATTGGATCGAAGGAGGTCCACACTTGCTTTCGGAACTTCATTTTTGAGGGCGTCATTAATAAAATCTCCTACAGGCAGTTCCATATGGCGGAGCGCAAGGGCGCGATAAATAGTTTCTTCAGCGCCCTCCA